GTGATGAAATTAATAAAGAATCGTATGCCAACGGTCATTATTCATTGTAATTTATAAAATCCATCCTTATCCTTTATTACAGTAATTTCTTCTTTTACAATATTTTTATTATCTATTTCTTCACTGGAGATACTATCTTCACTGGAATAATCTTTATCTAAATAAATTAATAATTCTTCTTCTAATTCTTTCATAAATTTCTTTACCTGTTCTTTATTCTCAAATGAACAATGCATCGTTATAATTTCTGCTAATTTATCCATAATTGTAAAAGGATTTTCTTCACTCATATATATTTATAATATATATTTAATATAACATTTAAACAATCCAAATGTGTTTAAAATTGATAATGTGGTTTTATAAAATTCGTATTAAAGCAAACTATTTCACAATGATATAAGGTTTTATCAAAAGTATCAATAGGTAATGAAATAATAGTAGTTATATCTGGATATACTGTTTTTAATTTAATTAATCTTTTACTTTTTCTTCTGTTATTTAATCTAAATCCCATTGGACAGATCATGAAAATTGGAATATCAGTATGACAAAGATCTAAAACTTTATCTAAAAAAACTTCTACTGATAATTTCCTACCTTGTCCAACATTAAATGGAGGATTCATTATAACCAAAGAACAATCTATTTTATTTGTTTCTTTTAAGAAATCAGTACCATCTTTAATTTCATAATTAATAACAGATGCATTAATAAAATTATTTGTCAATCTTTTATCACCACAACAACAATCTAATATTATTGTTTCTTTATTATCAAATTTATCTTTTACTAAATCATATATATATTTACATAAATCAAGAGGAGTTGCTGTATCACTTGGTTTTTTGCCTTTATTTTCTTTTTTGTTATAGACACTCATTTATATTTATTATATATATTTAATTTAAAATTTAAACAATCCAAATGTGTCCAACTAAACACCTCTTAAAAAACTTATTTATTTTAATATTTATTTATTTTTTGATTTTTTTTAAGGTTTTAGTTGGACACATTTATCTTTAAAATAATGTATAAAAAAAAGGTTATTATTATTATTTCTTATTTACATGAGATCACAAGAGAACATACCATCTTGGAGTCGTGCTGTTTTAACCATCTCTAACCATGACCTATGAGTATAAGTAATATTATTAACAGTAGAATATTGGAGTTGGAGCTGAATACCACGTGAATTTACACGTTCATTTCTATTTAATCGATATGCTATATAATGGAAATTACCATTAAGACCTTCAGCAACACTAACAGGTTCATAATTCATATAAGTATAATCATCTGCTAAACCACCACCTGTACCTGCAGAAGTGAACTCTTGACGAGTAACATTTGCTATATTCTGTTCTGCCTGTACTAAATCGTAAAAATGAACAGCAGAATTAGTTCTATCTATAGGATAAAGACGATTATCATTATAAATTAAATTAGTAGTAAATCTACCATTATTATTTCCAACAAGAGATGGAGCAGAAGATGTATATCGATTTAACATGTGAGAATCTGCAGGATCTCTAACTCCTTCTAAAGCAGTTATAACTTTATTAATTAATCTTCCTGCTCCACCAATATCTATAATTGTATTGTCCTGTAATTGTCCTTGAGTAAAAGTTCTTTTATTGAGACGATAATCATTATAAGTCCAAGTAGAATCACGATGAATTTCTGCCTGTTCTTTCATTTTTTCTGGAGAATAATAGATATAATCAGCCACAAATTTAGTTTGAGTTTCATCAATATTAAATAATGTACCTGATGCTTCATCAGTTTTAACATGTATACATCTTTTTAGAGATGCTTGTGGAGTAAAATGTAATTCTACTGAAACCTGTTGAGTTATTTGGAATAAAGGTAATTGATTAAATCGTAGGAATGGAAATAAATCAGCCATAGCAATAGCAAAAGTAGGTTTATTACCAGTTCTAATTTCAGGTTGAGATTGGAGATTTCCTTCAGTACCAGCACCTTCTACATCATATTCCATATTAGTATTTAGACCATAAAATGAAGCATTTACGTTACTTTGTCCACCAACATCATTTTTTAGGACGAAATCATGTGCCATGATTCTAGAAGTTGTATAAGTTTCTCTTTCTTTATTAGTTTGATTATCAATAAATAATGATTTATATCCCATCCAATGATTAAAATCATCTAATTCTGCAACAACTGTAGTTCCAATTCGTAGGGTTGCTCTTTCGATTAAACTATGTACACCAATATTTACTGGAAACGTGCCTGAACCAGCATTATCTACACCTAAAATTATTTTACTAAAGCTATGTAAATAACCTTTATTACTTAAAACAAATCTACAAAATGTTTGACTATTAACAACAGGGTCAAGAGTTTCTGTATCTTGATCCATTGTTAAATCTTTTGGAATTGATCCAAGTTGCATTAAATTAGGAATACGAGTACGGTCATCTTCATCATTTTCATCCATTTTTATATATTATGTTATATAAAATATTAAAAAAATAAAATAAAATAAATTTAATTACTGGATGACCTGTAATCCGTTTTGGTTAAAAACCAATGTCTGTACAGACCTTACAAATAGGAATGCTGAATGAGGATTATCTTTAGTTAAACCAGTTTCCATTTGGACTCCAAAATTTTCACTAGAAAAATCTACTCCTGTTTGTGAAATACTGGAGTAATCTACACCTAGTCCAAACATGAGACCTGCATCTACAAAATCCTCCATATTATCAAATCCAACACGGTTATTGGTGGCTGGAGATTGCTGTGTAGATGTGGTGGACATAAAAGGTTTAAAAGCAGACATAAAACTTCTAGCAAATTCAGGATCACTAATAGTAGAATTGCCATTAGTTCTAACATTGGCATTTTCATTATACATTTTTGGTAGACGTACACCTCCACGTTGCCACACAATTTGATTTATTGGTGCAATAGTTCCAGCACTTAAATCATTAATTAACGGAGTTGTCTGTAATCCATCATAAGTAATATTATTTAAATATTGAGAAGGAATGAAATTAATGAATGCTCCTAATACACGTCGTAGGCCGAGACGGAAGTTGATAATGGCATTGGAACTAGCAATAGTTGTATAATAACTAGATATAGCATTATATTCCATGCTTCCTTGAGTTTGACGACTCAATTCACCTAAACGTTCTATAGATGGGTTAGAAACTTCACAAACTAGTTGGACATCTGTTAGTTGATAAAAAGCATTAGTCCAAGAACCATTTAGTACCTGTTGGTCAGGAGCAAGATGAACAGATATTTCCAAACCACCAACACCCCAGCCCTTTCCTGATAGTCCAATAGGTTCTTTAGAATTTAGGAATCCTGTGGGCAAGTCAATACAAAAAGCATTACCCCTTGCTAATCTACTTACAGCACTGACTCCATTTTTATTACAAACAAATCCTAATTTATTAGTTTCTACATTAGGCAACATACAGGATTGATTATTTTGATGTCCCATTGCTTCTTCTTTAGAACTTACTTGAGGTAAATAACTTGCTAAATATCTGTTCATAAATTTTACATGTTCTATAACTGATTTATTTTTTTGACTAGAAATTACTACTTGGTCAAGAATACTATATGCAGATAATTTAGGAGATACATTTAAATCATCAGTAACTGCTGGAACTGTACCAAATCCAGCTCCATCACTTTCTTTATAAATTGCCATATTTCCAGTCATTCTTACGGTAGAACCAAGTAAATATCTATCTTGTTCACCAATTACAAAATTTACGACAGGATTGCCATCACGATATGAGATAGTTCCTGTAGAACTATGATTGCTAGGTGGTATACTTAAATAACTTGTAGATCCTGCCATATTACTCATTTTTATATATTATGTTATATAAAATTTTAGAAAAATAAAAAAATATAAAATAAATCAATTAAACATCAACAACAACAGAATTTCCATTAATAATCAAAGACCTAATATGATATACATACATGCACCAAAGTTTATTCTTGGTTGGAGGAGTAACTTCATTATAATTTACTTGTAAAGAGAAATCTTTATTTCTACCATCATATACAGCATCTCCAAGTGCCAATGCCCTACCAATTATGAAGTTTTGATTAAAACGTTGGAGAGAATGACCTTTAATATCTGCCTGACTTAATGCTTTATCTAATTCTATAAGATGTTGAGCATCGATAGAATCACCTGTAGATACTTTAGTTAATGGTACTTGACGGCTGGGTTGGAGACGACCATCATATAGGAATTGATAATTGGAAATTCTGTCACTAATTCCTTCTAGGCCTGAACGATTACTACGTAAATAGAAATCAGGATTTAATCTTCCTACAGTATGTTTGATTTCATAAGTATTGGAGGCGTTGATCTGTTGTTTAGAAGTGTATACAGTTGCATCCGTAGGTATTGCTAAAATTGACTTGCAGAATTTATTTTGGATTGGGATACGAATATTGGCTACACGATCACTAGCAAGTTGAGAATATTTATAACATGTAGTGGATAAGAAATCATATCTTATAGAACCTCCTTCTTTCATACGTTGCATCATATCTTTTTCATATCCTTCACTAGTTACTTCCTGTACAATTAAATTTACATCACTTACCAAATATGTTGGATCATAACTAGGAGCATCCTCAACAGACCTACTATAAGCAAAAATTGGATCTACTGCTGAATTCATACCTTTTCCAACTATAAGAACAGAACTATTTAATGTTACTTTAGTAAATCCTGCACTTTGTTCTATAGTTTTAATAACTGGTACACCTGAAGCACTATTAAAAGCAACTAGAGAAGCTGAAGCATTA